CTATAGTTAGATGAAATAATGGTTTTGGATATAAAAGAAATCCTCATTTTTATAATGCTATACAAAAGTATGGTTGAAACAACTTTCAACATGAAATTATATTTTCAAATTTAACTCAAGAAGAAGCAGAAAATTACGAGAAAATTTTTATCGCTAAATATAAAAACGGAGGTAAGTGTTATAACATTCTAGATGGAGGATTGCACTCAATAGTAAATACTTCTAAAAAAGTTTATCAATATTCTTTGGAAGGAAAATTTCTAAAAGAATGAAATTCTGCAGTAGAGGCAGCAGAATTTTATAAAGTATCTCAAAGTACTATTACTAATTGTTGTAATCCTAAATATAGAACTAAAACAGCATGTGGATTTATTTTTAGTTATAATAAAATAATTACACAATCTTCAGTAATTCCTATTTCTCTAAAACCAATAAATCAATATGATTTAAATATGAATTTAATAAAAACATGATCTTCTAGAAAAGAATTCCAAAAAGAGTTTCCAAATTGAAGAATTAGTGAGTGTTTAAATGGTAAAAATAAATCCTGTAATAATTACATATTTAAATATGTCGATGAAAATAATACATTAGAAAAACCCATTCATCGAGGGAAACAGATTGTTATTAATGGAATTACGTATCAATCTTTAAAACATGCTTCTTATAGCCTAAAAATATCTATATATAAAATAAAGAAATTATTATGTTAAAATTGTTAAAATTTGGAGCTTCATATTGCGCACCTTGTCGATCTTTAACTCCTATTCTTGAAGAACTTAAAGATAAAGTAACTATAGAAGATATCGATGTAGATGAAGTAGATCCTGTCGTACTTACAAATTATAAGATTAGAAATATTCCAGTATTGATTATTACTAAAGATAATGTAGAAGTTTGGCGCCATGTAGGAAGTATTTCTAAAATAGATCTTGAAAATAAGCTTAAAGAATATGAGACTAATTAAACCATCTATAGAAATACTTGAACAAGGTCTAGGAATTCAAGGAATCTATAAACAAATTGAAAAGGCAGGAAGAACTGCATATAAAAGTGAAAATTATATTACAGAAGATTCTGCGGAAAAGTTTGTAAGTATGATTAAAAATAAGAATCATGGAGCTTGTTTAGAACACGGAACTATTTATTTAGAGACGGAAGACTATAAGGTATATTTTAGATATGATAATAATCCATATTCTAAAGTTAATATTGTTAATTATACTAAGGGCGGGTCTGATTTAATCACCCCTCAAAACCCTTTATATAAAAAATACCTAATTACTACAAATTATAGAGTTCTGTACGAAAATAATTGGCTTGATGATCTTCAATATCTTTGTGAACCTACAAAATATCATGAAAAGAGAATTACTGTAAAGTTTATACTTCCTATTTCTATAAGTAGGGAATTTTGTCGTCATAGATGTATGAGCTTTATGGAAATGAGTACAAGATATTGCAACTTTAATAAAGATAAATTTAATAATGAAATAACATTCATTATTCCATATTGGTCATCTCTAAAAGAAGCTAAGTATGTTTATTGGGATGGTGATTATGTAGAAGATACTACTCCAGAATCTTTACCACATACTATTCTAAAACACGTTGTTGGAGATAATGATGATGTGTTTTTATCAGTATGTGAAAATGCTGAATTATGTTATAAGCAACTAATTAACTCAGGAAGAACTCCACAGGAAGCTAGAGAAGTCTTACCATTATGTACTAAGACAGAACTAATTATGACTGGAACTATTGAACAATGGAAAGGATTCTTTAAGTTACGTAGTCCATTATACGGAGCAACAGGAGCTCACCCTCAAGCAGCAGAGCTAGCAGATAAACTGTATATACAGTTTAGAGAGAAAAATTATATTTAAAATGAGCCATTATAAAGAAACAGTACAGTATGATCATATAGATGAAGAACAAGAACATTCTTTTAAACATCTTTATGCAGATTGAAATTCTAAAACAAATACTGTAACTGTATGAAATAAAGAAGGTATAGTTATATATAGTGGATACGATGATGAAGCTAAAGCTTTAGGTTGTTTATTATCTAATATTAGATGCCAAAAAATCGATAAATTTCCACATGAAGATTAAAATTATAAGATATGCAACTCATTAAAGCATGTAAAGAATTAATGATTAGAGAGCCCTTTTATGGGCTCTTTCTTCTTAATTTAAATAAAGAAATATCTGATACATATGTAGATACAGCTTGTGTTTCTAGAAATGGAGTAAATTCTAAACTAGTTATAAATCCTAATTACTGAGATAAATTAACTGACAGTCAGCAGTTAGGTTTATTAAAACATGAGCTAATTCATATATGTTTTAACCACATGTTTATTGAATCAGAACTTCGAATTAGTGATCATAAATTATTTAATATTGCTTGTGATTTAGTTTGTGATCAATACATAAAAGATGTTCCTGATAATATGTGGGATCAACTAAAAGACAAATATCCTGATTTAGCAAAAAACTTAGAAAAGGATAAAGGTGCAAAATATTATTATGAAGAGCTAATAAAATATGCACAGAAAAATTCTCAGTCTGGACAGAAAGGGCCAGGTAATGGGAATAGAGGCACAACACAAGGTCTTGATGGAATTAGTGGAGGAGCTGATGATCATAAGTCTTGGAAAGAATATCAGAGCCTTGATGAAGCAGGAAAAAAATTAATGCAAAATCAAACTGAGCATCAATTAAAAGAAGCAGCTACAGCTACTACTAAAAGTAGAGGTAGTATTCCAAGAGAATTTCAATCAATAATTGATGCATTATTTAAAGTAGATCCTCCTATATTTAATTGGAAAATGTATTTCCGAAGATTATTAGGAAATTCATTCAAAACTTATACAAAAAAATCTCTTCGAAAAGAGTCTAATAGATTTGTTGGAAGTGCAGGAATTAAAGTAAAGCATAAACAACACATCCTTGTTGGAATTGATACATCTGGATCTGTAAGTGATTCAGAATTACAAGATTTTTTTAGTGAGATCTATCACATATATAAAACTGGGTCTATGGTAACTATTGTAGAATGTGATGCCGATATTCATAAAATATACGAATATAAAGGAAAGTTTGATGGAAAAATTACAGGTAGAGGAGGTACAGATTTTAAACCTGTAATAGATTATTATAATGCTAATCTAAATAAATATACTACTTTAGTATTTTTTACGGATGGTTATGCTCCATTAGACACATTCAAACCTATGCGACAAATGATGTGGGTTATTACAAGTAATGGGTGTAAAACTCAAAAATATCCAGGACATACTATTTTTATACCATAAAATATGAAGAAAAATATAAATACAATTAATATTGAAGAATTAAAAACGTTAGCTAGTTATATTATTGATAATAATAAACGATTATATAATGAGCATAAAAAGACTACTGCAATTGAAGTAGTAGGTGAGTCAGGTTTAGGAAAAACTTCAGCTATTATTCAGTTAGCTAAGGAAAGAGGAATGGATTGTGTCAAGTTAAATCTCTCTCAATTAGAAGAATTAGGAGACTTAATTGGATTTCCGATTAAAGAATACTATGTTTGCACTGAACGTCCTAGAGTTAATGATGAGGGAATGCCATTAGTAGAAAACGGTGTAATAGTAAAGGATGAAGACTGTATGTGGGTTTCTGCAGACGTTTTAGATTCTTATATTGCAGAAGGTTATCGTATTAAGGATAATATATCTCGAATGGGATATGCTCTTCCAGCTTGGGTTCCAACTAATCAAAATCCTAATGGAACAATTTTAATTCTTGATGACTTTAATCGTGCGGATTAAAAAATATATTGTAAAGTTTTGTTTCCCTGAATAAATTTAGTATCTTTGATATAAATTTAAAAATATGGAAAAACTAACATTACAAAAGATTAAAGTTTATAAAAAAGTTTGTGGAATTTATAAAATAAATCCACGATAAAGAATATATAGGAAGTTCAAAAAATATTCAGCATAGATTAAGACAACATCTAATTACTTTAAAACAAAATAAACATCACAATCATACTATGCAAAATTTGTATAACAAGTATGGCATTGATAATATTTATTTTGAAGTTATAGAAACTTGTCTTGAGGAAAATAGAATTAGTAGAGAAAAATACTATATAAATAGTATTAAACCTTATATAAATCATATTTTAGACCCTGAGAATATCATTAGAGATAAAGAATATAAACATAGAATAAGTATCTCTAAAAAGAAATATTATGAGACACATTCTCCAGTTAATATAAAAATGGTATATCAGTATAGTTTAGAAGGAAAATATCTTCAAAGTTATAAATCGATAACAGATGCAGCTATATCTACTAACCAAGATACTACTGCAATATGTAGTGTATGTAATAATCGTAGTTATACTGCTGGTGGATATAGATGATCATTTGAATTAAAAGAAAATCTTTCTAAACTAAAAAAGAAATATAAGAAAATACCTGTTATTCAATATTCACTTGATAATGTTTTTATTAAAGAGTGAGATTCTAAAACAGATGCTGAAAAAGAACTAAAAATTTGTAATATATCTCGCGCTATAAGAAAAAATCTTACTGCAGGAGGATATAAATGAAAGTATAAAATCTAGAGGTCCGCATAAAATAGCGTGAATTGCTGGAAAAGCCTGAGGAGGTCAATCAGCAGCTAAGCTAATTAGTAATAATTAGAAAGTTCAACGACTAGTACATGGAGTCCAGGAATGGATAGTAAAGTACCACGAGTGCGCTACACTATTTATATAGTGATGATATAGTCTGAACTACGTTATAACCTAAGAAAAGACGTAGAAGTATAGGATAAAGAGCCTATACGATAACAATAATGCCTAGATTTATACAAGCTACCATGGAGTTGGTGGACAAAGGCGAATATATAAGTTGGTCATTACCTCCTAATTGTACTATTATATTAACTTCTAATCCAGATAATGGAGATTATAACGTTAACTCTATGGATAATGCTCAAAAGACTCGGTACATTAGTTTTGAATTAGGTTTCGATAAAGATGTATGGGCTCGTTGGGCAGAAAAGGAAGGAATTGATGGACGTTTTATCAATTTCGTTCTTTCTTATCCTGAGATTATGAACAAGGAGGGAGGAGTACAAAAAGTTAATCCTCGAAGTTTAGTAACTTTTGCTAATACTATTTCAGGTTTTAAAGATTGGTCAGATACTAATACTTTAGGTTTAATTCTTAATATTGCTCAAGGTTGTTTTACTTCTGAAGAAAACGTTATTGGAAACTTATTTACTACATTTATTGCTAATAAGTTAGATAAATTAATGGACCCAGATACAATGTTAAATAAAGATTGGGATTATGTTAAAGGAGAATTAGCAAAACAAGTATATGATGGCACTAACTATCGTGCAGATATTGCTGCAGTTTTAACAACTCGGTTCTGTAATTTTGTAAATCTATATTTTGATACAAAAGGTAGTAAAACAGAGGTAGCTGTTGATAGAATTCTTAAGATTATTGAGCATGATAAGATGTTATTTTCTGAGGATTTGATTTTCAGTTTAATTAAAACTCTCCAAAAAAATCATCCTACAAGATGTAATAAATTATTATTGAATCCTAAAGTAGCTAGAAAGTTAATATAATATGTTATTTAATTTAAGTAATACAAAATTAAGAATAGTTGTTTGCGACTATTATAGAAGACAAGGAAATAGTAGTAACAGTTCCTATTATAGTAATAACATAAGTAATACTTGTCTTGCAGATATGATTGTTGTTTATGATATTAATGGGAGTAAAAAACATATTGGAGACGATTGTTATTATACTAGTCCTTTTTGTGCAGAAAAAGTATTTGGTATGTATTTAGGAGATAATGATAGTATAGAAACTATCATTTCTTCTAAAACTTTAACAAGTCTAACTGGAGTAAAAAGAGTATATTTTGATCCTAAATCTAAATATCCTCGATTTAAACTAAGCGAAGCTACTACTATAAAACGTAGTTTAACTGCTGCAAAAGCAGATGTTTGTATACTGCCAAAAGTAAAATATAGTGTATATACGCCTCAATATAGTTCAGGAGGTGCTCCAAGGGATAAAAACATTAAATTATATTATTCTCCATCAGAAGATACTTATTATCTAATTGATCATAAACCTGGAGCTTGTTATCAAAGCAGCAGTAGTAAAGACTTAAACAACTTTATTAATAAAGCGATAAATACTAGCTCTTCAGATCCTCTTGAACAGTTTGCTTCAGCTATAATGTCTGAAGGAATTATTCCTGCAGACTGTACATTATTTTATTCAGGTAAATGCTGTTTCTTTACAGATAATTCAGAGTATGAGCAAGTTAATAATATTTTAAATAATTATATGAAAGTAATATATGATACAGAATTAGATAAATTTGTAAGTAATAATTTGTCTGATCTTACAGAGGACGATCTTAAATCTTTATCTGGAATGTTAGGCTCTCAAGATCCTACTGTTGTAGGTATGGGTATTAAATTACTCTCTGGATATAATATTCCAGATTCAGCTTGTTCTGTAGGTATTCTACTTATGAGTAACTGGAATACTATTACAAGTAATTCTGCTTTTAAAAGTGTAGGATTTCAACAAATTTTAAATACATTAGGAATTTCTGAAAGAGAGGTTTATAGTGGTATTACTGATAATATTATAAATAAACTTTATAAAAGTAGTACAAATGATGCAGATAAAGAAAAGGCTAGAAAGATAATTATAGACAAACTCAAGAAAAGTTTTGAAAAGAAATGGGCTGAACATAAGTCACAACTTGATGCTATACCTATGAATTTCGATTTTACATTAGAATAAGTGAAAAATATCATAGCTATTCAAGGTTTTAAAGGAAGTGGAAAAGACGAAGTTGCTAAATATCTAAACTATTTATTAAATACTCCAACTTGTTTACATTCTTATAGTATTGCTTCCGCATTAAATTTTATTCCTATACCGTTTATGATTTCAAAGCGTTGAAAGATAGTACATTATGCAGATAAACTAAAGGAAATGTTATCTATTATGATGAATGTAGATAAGAGTAAGTTTGATGATAGAGAATTTAAAGAATATTATCATTTTGATTTTCAGAAGTTTTTACTTTACGATAGTAGAGTAAAAACTTTTGGAAACGAACCTACAGATAAAGTATTTGCTAGAGAATTAAAAAAAGAAAATAGAAATTTAGCTATAGAATATAATTTATCTATTAGACAAATATTACAATATTTTGGTACAGATATAATGCGTAAATATTTTGGAGATAAATTATGAATATATTCAACACTTCAAAGTGGAAATAAAAATAATATTGTAATTGCAGATCAAAGATTTGCAATTGAAAACGAAGTAGTAAAAGAATACAATGCCTTTATTATTCATGTAACAAGAAAAGGTTGTAGTATAGGTTTACATTCTTCAGAAAGAGAACTAGATACTCTTTATAAAAAACATAAATTTGATATATCGTTAGTAAATAATGGTACATTAAAAGAATTATTTAATAAATGTAAAAATATTGTATATGGCTACTGAAATTAAGTTTTGTAAAAACTGCGCAGATAATAAAATTACACATGAGTTTCAAGATGAAAAATACGGAAAATTTATTCGTG